CATGAATCGTGTAGCGTTACAGTTGGTACGTGGTAATGACAGCCCTGATATTGCGGTGGCAGATACAAACTACTACCGTTTATTCCTCGAATCAATGCAATCAATCCAGCGTGTGGCCTCTGAGGAATTGACAGGCTTAGGCTTTACCGCATTGAAATACTACGGTGCTGGTAATGCAATGGATGTAGTGTTGGATGGCGGCATCGGTGGTGCTATCGGTTCTAACCGTATGTACTTCCTGAACACTAACTACTTATTCCTGCGCCCACATAAAGACCGCAACATGGTGCCAATTGGTGGCGACCGCATGTCAGTCAACCAAGACGCAACAGTAAAACTTATTGGTTGGGCTGGTAACTTGACAAGCTCAGGCTCACAGTTCAACGGAGTTTTGAAAGCATAATTTAAGCCCCTTAATTGGGGCTTTTTTAATTTAAAGGATAAATATTATGGCAACACCATTTACCGACACCCCTAAGCTTGGGGTTGATTTAGTAGGCATCGTGACTGCGGCTGATTTGGCTGCAAGCTCAGGCCGTCAAGGCGCCAAGTTAGGCTCAGAAGTATTTGGCTCTGACGGTAAGCGTTATGTGTACGCACAGGCTAACGCAACGATCACAGCCTCTACCGCAGTTTGCGACATCAACGCGACTACCTTTCTCGTTGCAGCGACAGGCGGTGGTTATACCTCACCTGCTACCGCAATGGCATCAGGTGACCAAGGCTGGTTCAGCAAAGCGTCCGTTTAATTCATAGGATAGCTTTCTCTTTTTTTATCATTCAAGTTAGGAGAATTACATGGCTGCTTATGGATTCGCGCAAGCCCTTGTATTCATGCCGCCTGCGGTCGCTCTGTATCTGCCACGTGCTTATGACGTGGCAATCAGTCCGGCAGCAGTCGCTGCTAATACAACGGCAGAGCAAACATTCACTGTCACAGGATTATTAACCACTGATGTAGTATCGGTGAATAAACCTACCGCCCAAGCAGGGCTAGGCATCGTGGGCGCTCGCGTCTCTGCTGCTGATACATTAGCGATTACTTTTTCTAATAACACGGCTGCGGCCATTACGCCCACAGCTGCTGAAACTTACAAAATAATCGCTGTGCGTTGCGCTGCTTAATTTGATTTACCCCGCGCCTAGGCTTATAACCGAAAGCAGTTTAGTCCAACTGTTGGCGCGGGTTCTTCACGGACTTCATATAAAGGACACATATCATGCAACACGAAACTATCAGATTTTATCAAGACAAGCATCAATTAGGCTTTGCATCAGAACAAGCAGGCCATCCAGTATTCGAGGATGTTGATTTCATCGAGATCAGCATTCCAGGCGACATGACAAACGTCATTGTACGCCCTGCAACCGACAAAGATAAGCAGACCCATGCGGCACTATTCGCACAGTATAAACAAGGCTTGGAGCCTTCTGTTGATGGGGTGCCAGTGGAATCATGGGCGCGATTGACCAGAGCGCAGGCAGCCAACTATAAAGCTTTAAACTTTCAGACCGTTGAGCAGATTGCCAATATGTCAGATACAGCAGCAGGCAAGGTTGGCATGGGCGCAATGGCAGACCGTACAGCAGCAAAGGCCTATTTAGCAATGGCTAATGACAGCGCACTGGCTCAAAAACAGGCACTCACTATTGAGCGACAAGATAATGAAATGGCAGATTTAAAGCGTCAGATTGCCGAACTTGCCGCAATGGTGGACAAAAAAGAAACTACTTTACACGTAAAGGCAAAATAAATGACTTGTTTAAGCATCGTGCAGGATGTATGTCAAGAGCTAGGCGTAAACTCGCCTAATGCTGTGGTGACATCAGCAGACCCGCAAATTTTGCAGATGCTTAAACTTCTCAATAAAGAAGGCAAAGCACTATCTGTAAGACCAGCAGAAGGCTGGCAGGCTATGCAATTGCAGGCAACATTCACAACCGTAGCGGCAGAAACACAAACGACTGTTGAAGCTGTTGCGCCTAATTATAAATACATTATCAATAATACAATCTGGAATCGATCACAGCGCAGACCAGTATTTGGCCCATTGACACCACAACAGTGGCAAGCACAGCAGGGCTGGTTCGCTACTGGCCCATATTCACAATACCGCATACAAGGCGGTAATATTAATTTTATTCCTGCGCCTGCGGCTGGTGAAGAATGTTACTTTGAGTACGCGACTAAAGCATGGGTAACAGATGGCGCGACTACTTACACACAATTCACAGCAGACGGACAGACCAGCCTACTAGATGAGGAGCTATTACGCCTAGGACTGTTATATCGCTGGAAACAGGCTAAAGGCTTGGATTATAGTGAAAATAAGGTCGAGTATGAGGACAGAGTGAATCAGGCTATATCACGCGACACCCCTAAAGCGATTCTCAATATGTCACGCAATGCTAATAGATTGCCATATCTGCTGATTCAAGATGGGAACTTCCCTTCATGAGAAGGCCAACCGTAACCAGCAGAATATCAAAAACAAATTCTGTACCTGCCCCAACTAAAGGCTGGAATACGCTAGACCCTATCTCAATGATGGATGACAAGTATGCGCCTATTCTAAAAAACTTCATTCCTACAGCATCATCAGTAAGCCTGCGTAAAGGTAGCTCTAATCACGCTACAGGCATGACAGGCAGAATTGAAACGTTAGCAGCTTATAACGGTGCGACTGGTTCAAAGATGTTCGCAGCTGTGGTCGGTAATATTTACGATGTTACAGCAGCAGGTGCGGTCGGTGCGCCAGTGGTCACAGGAAAGACGAATGCAAGGTGGCAACACACTAACTTTGCTACTGTTGGCGGTCAATTCATGTATATGGTCAATGGTGTAGATGCGCCATTGCTTTACGATGGCACAACATGGACAAGCATCACAGCAGTATCAAGCCCTGCAATCACAGGTGTGACTACTACCAAATTAATCAACGTCAGCGTATTTAAAAACAGACTATGGTTTGTAGAGAATAACAGCTTACGTGTGTGGTATTTGTCTGCTGATTCTATCGGTGGCGCGGCTAATGTACTGGATTTGTCAGGTGTATTTCCTCGTGGCGGGTATCTGGTGGCGATGGGGGACTGGACACTGGATGCAGGCGATGGCGTAGATGACTTAGCGGTCTTTATATCGAGTGAAGGTGAAGTCGCTGTGTACCAAGGCACAGACCCATCAGCCGCAGCCACATGGTCATTAAACGGCATCTATCAAATCGGCTCACCAATTGGGCGCAGATGCTTGACCAAGTTTGCATCTGAACTGCTGATTATTAATCAGGATGGATTGCAACTCATGAGCGCAGCGTTAAGCAGTTCACGCGCTTATAAGCAACAATCAGTCACCGACAAGATACAGCCAACTATTGGTCAATCCATTCAGGTATATGGAAGTAATTACGGATGGGAAACTATTCTATTTCCTAAAGAGGATTGCATATTCATGAATGTGCCTATTACAGGCGCATCACAGCAATATTTAATGAACACTCGCACGAATGGCTGGTGTCAGATTACAGGATGGGATGCGAGCTGCTTTGAAGTCATGAACGATATGATTTACTTTGGCACGACTGACAAGGTGATGAAAGCGTTTGATGGTACGGCAGACGCAGGCACAGCGATTAACGGTGAAGCCTTGCAAGCCTTCTCATATATGGGCACTAGCAATTTAAAGTATTTCCAGATGGCGCGGCCTGTTATCGCATCAGATACAAGTTCACTCGGTATTTTGCTCGGACTTAATGTGGACTATGACACCACTGCGCCTATCGGTACGCCTACATTCTCAACGCTGACTGTTGGCACATGGGATTTGGGCGTATGGGATACGGATGTATGGGGCGGTGACTTGCAGATACGCAAGGACTGGCAGACGATTGGCGGCATTGGCTACTCTGGGGCTTTGCACATGAAAACACAATCCAGCACAGCCAATGTGCAATGGTTCTCAACTGACTACACATTTCAAATTGCATCGGGGTTTGTATGATTTATTCACATCCGGATATTGCAAAGTGGGTCATGGCTGGCATTGATGGCGGTAGATATGTTGAAGGTATGCAGGGCATTGGTGATATTAAAGATGATGAGCTGATTGCTGGTGTAGCGTTTGAAAGCCAGAATAGAAATACGTTATGGGGGCACCAACACATAACTAAAACTCCTAGCAAGTCTTTTTGGATAGCTGTTGCTAATTATATTTACAATCAGTGCGGATGCATCAGATTCAGCGCAATTGTAGATGCTAATAATGAAAAAGCGATCAGGTTAAACAAGCATATTGGGTTCGTTGTAGAAGCGACATTAAAAGACGCAGGAGATAATGGAGATTTATTAATTATGACTTTGTGGCGTGATAACTGTAGATTCTTAAAGTGGGTAAAATAATGAGATATAACCATATAGATATGCTGCCAGAACTGGCATTTAAGCCTATTGGCAAACGCATGACGCTTGAGGGTGGCGGTAAGTCTAAATCCCCTAAAATCCCAGATATGACCAAGGCAGCCGAAGCTACAGCAGAAGGCAATATCGAAGCCGCACGTATTGCAGCGAAAGCAAATCGTGTCAGCCAATACACACCATACGGTGATTTGGTCTATACGCAGGAAGATACGCCCAGCTTTGACCAAGGCGGCTATGACAAGGCTTATGAAGCATACCAAAAAAATCTAGACGCTTACAATAATCAATATAAATCAGCTAATAGTGGTATCAATATTGGCGGGGTATTCTCAAATAAGAATAACAGCAGACGCCCATCAATGCCTATGCCTGTTGCGCCTACTCGTGACCAGTTCATGAGCAAGGTCGACCCTGATAAATGGAGAGCAACACAAACGCTAAGCCCGACTGAGCAAGCCAAGCTAGAGAAAAATAGCAAGCTTGAATTAGGTCTATTGGACACAGCACAGTTAGGCCTTGAAGGTGTCAACGAAAACCTTAAAAAAGGCTTTAACTTTGACATTCTGCCTAAATCTGCGGTAAATGCAGGCGAAACCGCACAAGACGCGATTATGCGTAGGCTTAACCCGCAATTCGGTCAAGATGAAGAATCGCTCAGAACACGATTAGTTAATCAAGGCGTACGCGCAGGTTCTCAGGCGTGGGATAACGAGT